TCATATCACCATCTATCACCCACGTCAATAGAACATAAAGTATAGGAAAGGTATAGATAAAGTATAGAAAAGGCATATGAAAGGTATAGACAAAGTATATGAAAGGTATATGAGGGGTATATGAAAGGCATACGAAAGGGAAGGTATGGGAAAGGTATACGTTAGGTATAGACAAAGTATAGAAAAGGTATACGTTAGGTATATGGCCCCCTAAGCCGCTACACTGCATCATCTCACCTGTGGTATGCTCTGTGAGCTTTCACCCGTCACCGGCGATACACGGGCCAGGTGGTGGCCCAAACACACGGCATGACGGGGGTTTACACTGTGTGGTCCGTGGTCAGACCAAGAACACGCTAAACTGGTCATGCTCTCCCGCTCGGTAATGAGCGGCTGCATCGCATATAGCGGCGCAGGCGTCCTGGTGCACAAGGGTGCCGTAACGAGGGTGGAGTCCTACATCTGTGTCCAGACGTAGGAGGCACGGGCCAGGACAGAGTGCTGAAAACTCTGTAAGCGCGAACCGCAAACTCCCGGGGGATTACGTTGCCTACTGTTCTTACCCCGGAGCTCTCCCACCCCTTCCCTCCCCAGAGAGTCCCCCCCACTCCCAAACACTATTCCTAGTTTCCCTGTGTGATGTCGGGCGCACTTTTTTGTGCAAAAACATGGACTGCTTGATTTTGCCAGCCTCCTGTGCCTATTATGTCCTTATCCCACCCCGGAGATGCCCATGCCAGACCAGGACCGCCATTACCATCTCCCGGCCGCTGTCGTCCCACCCCCTGACCTCGCGGATGGCGTGGACATCCCTGCCTATATCGCTGACCGTCGCAAGCGCATCAATGATGAGCGATTCGCTCAGGCCCTCCTTAGCTCCCCCTCAAACGCCGAGGCGTATCGCACCGTTTTCCCCCGTGCCTACGGATGGCAGGCTCAGTCGGTGGCTACGGAGGCTTGTGCGTGGGCAGCCGAGCCTCATATTATCCGCAGAGTGGCGGAATTGCAGGCTGAGGCGGCGGAAGCTGCTGCTGTGACAGCGGATTGGATAGTTCTGCGGCTAAGACAGGAGGCTTTGGCAGGGGATTTGACGAAACCCAGTCTGCCGCGTGTGCGGGCGCTGGAGCTCTTGGCGAAGTATCGCGGGATGATGACGGAGCGAGTGGAGCATACGGGGTCAGGAGGTGGGGACATCCAGATACGGTACATCCGGGCGGAGGGACCTGCGGGGATAATTGTGGAAGGTGAAGCGAGGGAGATAGCGTATCTGGGAGAGGGTGAGAGGAGCGTCGTGGGGTCTGGGAGCAGTGCAGGTAGTGAGGGAGGGTCAGAGGGGCTGCCATGAGGTCTCTGGGTGCGAGTCGGAGTCTGGCAGAAACAAGCAAGCATAGTGGGGCGCGAAGTCAAGGGCGAAAGGTTGGGCGCGAAGTCAAGGGGCGATGCTAACCATGCTACTTATGCAACTTGACAAGTTATTGGCGGTGCACCCAGTCAGGCTTAGGCGTAGGCGGGCGGTATATAAGAGGTAGCTGCCGCACATTTTCCGTCCCAGTTTTGGTTCTGTGTTTTGTATCTAGTGGGTAGTGGTGGTGTGCTAAATAAACAGGGGGGTAAGAGAGGGGTAATGGTTCAGAAGTACCGGGAGATAAGGGAGAATGGGGAATTAGTGTTGCACATGCACGAGGGGCAAGTGCGTGCATGGAACAGTCGGGCGCGGGAGATAGTGATGTTAGCTGGGACGCAGGGTGGGAAGACGAGTTTTGCGGTAGACTGGTTGCAGAGGGAGATAAGGAGGAGGGGGGAAGGGGATTATCTATGTGTGACGGCGACGTATCCGTTATTGAGTTTGAAGTTATTGCCTGAGTTTTTGGAAGTATTTGAGCGGGTATGCAAGTTAGGGGAGTATCGTGCGAGTGATCGGGTATTTGAGTTTAGGGGGGGGAAGACGAAGGTATTTTTTGGGACAGCGACAAACAGTGAGAGTTTGGAGAGTGCGACGGCGAAGGGTGCGATAGCGGATGAAGCTGGGCAGAGGCAATTTCGGAGGGAGAGTCGGGAGGCGTTATTGAGGCGGTTAGCGATACATCGGGGGCGGATATTGTATCCGACGACTCCGTATGGGTTAGGGTGGTTGAAGAGTGAGCTAGTTGACAAGGCGGTGGGGGGGGTGGGGGACATAGAGGTAATTAGTTTTCCGAGTGTAATGAATCCTGTATTTCCGAAGGAAGAGGCGGAGAGGGCGAAGCGGGTTCTACCTGGGTGGAAGTATCGGATGTTTTACGAGGGGAAGTTTGAGCGGCCTGTGGGGTTAGTGTACGATTCGTTTGACGGGGTAGTGTGTCGGATACCGAGGATACCAGTGCCGAAGGAATGGCCTCGGTATGTGGGGCATGATTTTGGGTTAGCGAATCCGGCGGCGTTGTTTTATGCGGTAGATCCCACGACGGGGTACATTTATGCGTATGACGAGTATTTGCCTGGGAGGAAGAGTATAGCGGAGCATGTGGGGGAGTGGAAGAAGAGGACGAGTGGGTTGACGGTGATAGCGCGGGTTGGTGGGAATCAGGTAACTGAGGAAGAGACGCGGCAGGCGTACACGGCGCATGGGTGGGCGATACAGAAGCCGAGAGTAGGGAGTGTGCAGGCGCAGGTTGAGCGTGTTTATGCTCTGCACAAGACAAACAGGGTATTCATATTTGATGATTTGAGCAATTATTTGGATGAGTTAGAGAGTTTCAGTTACAAATTAGATGACAAATATGAGGTTACGGACGAGTATGATGGAGAGAGTAGTTATCATTTGTTGGCGTGTGCGCGGTACATATTGAGTGATTTCACGCCAGAGGTGGCAGAGGTAAAGGATTATCCGGTAGTGAGCAGGGTATTTTCCAGCAAAGGGCGGCTGTGGTCGCCAAGAGGGAGTTCAAGGAGGGCATACCGATGATGCAGGGCATGCTAAATGGGAGCGGGGCCAATTTACGGGACGTGCTGGGCGGCATGAAGTCTGAGGTAGGGCATGAAACTACGGTTTTGCCCGAGATGCCGTTTATTCGGCACAGCCGTGAGGCCATAGTGGAGATGGTGAAGCAGAGTGAGAGGGACAAGCAGTCGCTTTTTGAGCGGATGAGAGAGGATTACGGGCTTTATGCGCTTGACGAGCACGTTGTAATGGACCAGAAGGAGGGGAGACCGCTTACGGATTATCACAGCTACACGTCAAATGGGCCGAGGACGTTAGCGGACAGGGTAATAGCGTGGTTGAATGAGGCGAAGTTCCCCGTGAGAGCGCGGCATTTAGAGGTGGAGGGGCATTTAGAGGAGGCGGACAACCTAAAGGAGCGGTTTGCGATTGGGTGTCTGGCGCAAGCGGACGAAAGATTAGCTGCGAGGTTAGAGCCTTCTGTATCGGATGCGCTTTCGTTCTACATTGCTGTGCGTGGGGGCTATGTGGGGGGCCGCGCGTTATTGCGGTGGGACTCGCGGGGGAGAGTTATAGTAGACATACAGCCATTTGACCCATTGCAGACTCATTTTGAGGTGGGGGAAGATGGATTGAAGTGGGTTTGTCGGAAGATGCGGATGACAAGGCGGCAGATTCGGGCGCAATATGGCGTTTTGGTTGAAGGTGGGACAGGAGGTTCAGCTTTTCAGGGGAGCAATGATGCGGAGTTGGATGGTATAGACGTTTACGACTTTTACGATGAGGTATTCAACACAGTTGTAACGGAAAACGCGGTATTGAGGCCGCCGACGCCGCATTTGGCGGCCAGAGTGCCCGTGTTCATGGTATTGGTGGGGAGTCAGCCTCTTTTGTATCAGGATGACCGTTCAGACCTGGTTGCTGGCGTTGGCGAGACGGTGTTTTCTGGTGTCCGGGGCATAGCTGATAAGATAAACGAGGTATTGAGCATCCTGTTAGAGCAAACGGCGAAGGTACGACGGCAAACCATCATATATAGGACAGATGGCAAGCCCCTTGAAACAGACGTTCGCACAGAGGGAACGACCATAACGATTCCAAAGGATGCGGACCTTCGTTATTTGGAGCTAGAACGCAGTGCGCTGGAGACGCTACCCTATTTAGAGTTCCTTGTTGGGGAATGGCAGCGTGGGAGTGGCATACCATTTAGCAGCTATGGGGCGTTGCAGTTTCAGCTTTCGGGGTATGCGGTGAACCTCCTGCAACGGAGCATGGAGGCGGTGCTTGCCAGTAGATTAGAGGCGAAGAGAGGGGCCATAAAGCAGATTGTAGAGTTGCTTTACGACCAGTTTATGACTGGGATGTATGATGGCATGAGTCTCAGCGGAGTGGACAAGAATCGGAAGCGTTTCAGGCAGACGCTTACCAATTTACAATTGCAGGGGACTTGTGACTACATTGTGGAGACGCAGAGCAAGATGCCACAGGACGACTTGATGAAGTGGCAGATTGCCGAGATAGCGAAGAGGACTGGTCTATTGTCCGACAGGGACATTCTGGATGAAATGAGTTTCCAGGACTCGCAGCAGCTAATAGACAAGGTCATAGCGCAGAAGGCGCAAGGGGCGACGCCTGAGACATCGTTAGCGACTCTCATCAAAGCTGCGCTTGACAGAAGCGCCTCTCCCGATGACGAATGGGCGTTTCTGGCTAATTTGTTGGCAGCCGAGTATAGTAGACTCATAGCTATCAAGACAGGGCAGATGCCAGACTTTGCGCCTGGTGGTGGGCCAAGTTCCAGTGGTGCGCCTCAGGCTGGCGGTGGCGCTCCTGGGGCGCGGCCAGAGGCCATGCCGAATGCGATGACTGGGGCGAGACCAGAGCCAGAGACAAGTAACAGTGGGCCTGCGCAAGTAGCGCCTGGGTCGCCCAGGCCGGGAGCGCAGGGGCAAGAGGACCAAAACCGACAATTCTAAGCATGGAGGTGCTAAATGGTAATGCAGGATACGTGGAATGAAACGCTAGCGCTGATTCAGTCCATCCTTTCGCGTACGGATATGAGTGACGCTCAGAAGATGGAGACAATAAAAGATATCTATGTTTCAAATGGATATAGCCCAGATGATGCGGAGTCTATGGCAAGCAATGACTTCAACGTGTTTGCTGCCAAGTCTGACCCGCTAGCTAAAGTTAAAGGAACTGCCGAGGCTGTGCCTATCCCTGGGGGGCCAAAGGAGACAGGTGAATGGGGGGAAGGCGGAGTGTTCCTTAACGAGATGCCACAGGCGGCATGGCAGCGCGCTATGGGGATGGAAGGGATTCCGGCCAATCCCTATCAGGAATGGCTGGCCTCGCAAGCCACGCCTGCTTATGCTGGATGGGGAGCGCGGTCGGCATTAGGCAAAGTCTTGGGGAACCCAACTGGCTTGCCTGAGCTTATGGACTATTTTAAGTCTGGCGGCGCGCAGCGTGGTCAAACGCAGGCTCTAGGCGCCTTGCAATCTCTTAGGGGTATGACGGAGGAACAGCAAAAGAACTGGATGGATGACTTGGCGGCGCAGGGCGTTTCGCTAAAGAGTGTGCTTGAAACGGGGTTGCGTGGGCAGGGGATAGCGCCCGCTGTAGCTGGCAGCATGGCAAGCCGATGGCCGAAGTATCAGAGTGGTTGGGGCGCAGAGACAATGGGGGGAGCAGTGCCAGGGAAAGCCACTATGCTTTCCTATGTTCTGAGTAAGTTGGGATTCTAGCAGGAGGCCGACAATGGTAACGGGGTTTCCCTTTATGGATTTCCTGAACGACGAACCTGAGTTCGGCTACTATGCTTTGGCGAATCCATTTGCCCGTTCAGCCAATCAGCGTCGTTACTTTCAGGGGCAATATCCCGACATCTACAACCAGTACAAGGGCAAGTTGGGGCAACAGGTTCTTGGTGGGCAAGAGCCGACGCTCAAAGCGATAGACTTCCTCAAGGACTACTTTGCGCCGGGCGGTGGGGCTATGCAGCAATGGGCAGCGATGTCGCCAGGGGCGCGTGGGGAGCAACAGAGTAGGTTTTCGCCGCCTGTAAGGTGGCTAACAAGCCAGCGTGGGCTAGGAGGGTTCTAGTTGTGTGTGAGCAACAGCTATGCTTCCATGCTTTTACATACTCGGTGTTACAAGACCGTATCTGGCGTGTTTGTACTAAGTGTTCATTGGTACAATCCGACTACTTAGAGAGTATTGAGTGGGAGTCGTACTGTGTGGACGAGGATGGAGCGGTTCAAGGAAGGTTTAGTCCTTCTCCTAACTTGAAAGTCCGTGACGGGGTACTTTATACCGGCGGAGAGGCGTTGAGAAATGCCTAGTTCCACAAAGAAACAGCGCAAGTTCATGGGCGCCGAGCTTACCCGTAAGCGAGCGGGCAAGAAAACGAAGACGGGGATGTCGGAGAAGCAGTTGGTTGAGTTTGCCAAGAAACCCGCTAAGAGGAAGAAGTGACCACGCCTTTCCTGGACTATATGGAGGAAGAGCGTAAGCGAGAGCGTGCGAAGCTCGTTGCCGAGGTATTTGCGAAAGAGGGCATGGAGGGTTTGGTGCGGCGTGGGCTTGCACCTGGTCCTGGGGCTATTCCCTTTGGGATGCCTGGCGCTGGCGGTCCCTCACCGATGGAGGCACTGGGACGTGTGGCGAAGGGTTTGCCGGCTGTGTTCGGCGGGGCTTTTACGCCCGAAGGTGCGGTGGGAATGGAGGCGGCTGTTGGGAATCTGGTTGACCCTACAGTTCGCGCCCGGATACGGGCGAAGCAAGCTCAGGGTATGGCGGCTGAGTCGGCGTTCATTGAGGCGGCGCAGGAGGGCCTTGGTTGGCCTTCTGCGCCGCTTCCGTCTTTTTTATCAGAGGCGATAGTGCCTGCTGGCCCACTGCGAAGGATGATCCCTGAGCAGGTTGGGCCTTTTCTTGAGGCTGCATTGCGGGCGGCATTGCCTGCTGGCCCGATGCGCGGGATGATTCCTGAGCGTGTCGGGTTACAGGGTCTTGCGGGCGGTCTTGCTCCCATTCCATTGGGCGGCGAGGTGGGACGATTGGCGGGTAGGGCGCTCATCCCAGTAGTCAAGGCTGGGGTAGGTGCTGGTGAAACGGTAGCCAAGGCGGCGGCGCGG